ACGGCGGCGCGGGCAGCGGACGGCTCCAGCGAATCCTTCTCTTTTCCGCCAGTTTTCTCCGCAGACTTCGCCGCATGCCCTCCGGCAGTTCCTTCTCACTTCCATCCAGCATGGGAATGTCTCCCATGAGCACTGCCGCATCCAGCGATGCCGCATAACGGCTTCCGTCGTCCCCGGTAATCATTCGTGTCTTCTCCCGGGTGTAAAACTGGCTCACCAGCCACAGAATCTGCTCCGCAATCTCCCGGAATCCGGCGTTGAGCGTATCCGTCCGCATGCGGCTGATCTTACTGCCTGCTTCCTGCAACGCATTGATGGCGGAAGCCGCCGTCACACCGCCTATGGTCTCTCCCCGGGTAAACTGATTCTGACCGCTGTCCTGTTTGATGTCTACCTGGAACTGCAGCATCTGATTGGCCGCCATGTGGGACAACGGCTTACTCTGCAGCCATCGCACGCTTTCTTCATCGATGGCGTCGCCCGAAATCAGATTCTCGTTCCAGTCTGCCAGTGCCTCCACATCGATATTGGCGTTCTTGCGTACCAGCATGCGGATCTTTGCTGACATTCGAAGGTTCTCATCAATATAATGGGCATATCGGTTGATATAGCGCATCATCGGCGCCAGTTCCATCACCATACCCTCGCCCACCGGCATACCGTCAATGCGGGAAAAGGCATCTACCACAAAGGGATACTGTCCGTGGGCATACACATTCTTCTGCATATCCAGCAGCGCTCCGCCCGCCAGCAGCGCCACATATACCTGATGCCTGCGGCTGTGCAGATCATATTCCCGCCACCAGTATTCCATCAGCATGGCCCTGTCCTCATCGCCGGCCAGCGTTTCCCAGCCCTCCGGCTGCCCTATATCGCCATACCGGCTGTCCTCCGGCGCAATATACTTCGCCTGATTCGGAAACCGGCTTTCAAACCAGTCAAGCGGATGCCAGGACACCTTGATCACCGCCCGACCTTCCTGAATGTCCTCTGCACAGGGATCCCACAAAAACGCCTCCATCGGCCAGCGCAGCACGGCGATATCTCCCTCACCGCCGTTCATGTCACTGTCCCACACAATCTGTGTCACTGCAGACCCCGTCACAAAGAAGTCCTCTGCCCTTCTGCGCTGAAAACTGTCAAACCGGTTCTGCTCCAACACAAAACGCATCACATCTTCCAGCACATCCGCCGTTTCACCCAATTCCGGACGTTCCGGCAGCAATTTGATCTCCGGCATATTGTCCATCTGATCCGCAATGCAGCTGTTGATGGTAGATTTCAATGTCTGAAGCTGCAGCGTCCTCTTCTCCGCCGGAGTACCCGGGGGATCCTGCATGGGATCCTGCAACAGAAAAATCTTCCGGGCCGTTCTGGCTCTCTCCTGCATCTCCCTGCATCCCTGCCGCCATACCATCAGCCTTTCGTATGCCAGATGTACCAGGCGGCTCTGTTCTTCATTCAGGGGCTGCTTCTCCTTTCGCTCTCCGCTTCGTTCATACTCGGTCATTACTCATTCTTCGTCCTTTCGTTCTTCTGATTCTCTCCGGGGCGGAGTGGGCCAAAGCCCCCTCCGCCACCTCCCCCTGCCACCACCTCAAAACGGGCTGCTGCTTTGTCTCCCAGCTCGGTGCGTATCCCGGGCCGGCAGTGGCCGCGCCATGAGAAAATATCGCGTTTCATCATAAATGTGATCTTCCGCTGTGGTGTCCACATCTTCGCACCTTCCCTGATCATAGGCAAGCGCCGGTACACAGCGGATAAACTGATCACATGTGGAAAACACCTGCAGTCTGGGCCGTCCCTTTTCATCAAAACGAAGTCTTTCATGCAGCTGCATTTTCCCGGCAATCCGGGCATTGTCACCCCGACGAAAAAACACGCCATTTTGCTCCATCTGCCGGGCCACACTGTCGCCCCGTGAGGCGTCGAATATAGCCGGATCGCAGATTCTGTCCACGCTGATACCTTCCCGCGTCTCCCCTTCTTTCTCCCGCGCCAGGATCCCCCGGGCAATTTCACCGGGTGACAGCGTCAGTCCCCGGTCCGGAACCCCGTTCCAGCCATACCACTCCCGATATCGATACGCGCATCCATCCGGTGCCACCGCCCACCACCCGCAGGAGAAAGGCTTGGTGTAGCCGTGATCAAAGCTCATGAACCGGGGCCAGGACAGCGGAATTTCAAACGGCGATACCACATGGCTCCACTTTCGATCCAGATAATGGCTTCGGTCGTTCCTCCATTCGGTAAACACCTGTCCCTCAAAAGCATCCCAGCGTCCTTCCAGCAGCGCCTGCCGCAGCGCTTCCGGCTTCCGTTCCAGTTCAAACACATACTCCTGAGAAAGAAATGGATTCTCCGTAGGCAGGGAAGGGATATACATGGTGGAAAACTCCCGGCTTTTTCCCAACGCCCGGGATTCCACCTTATGCCGTGCCATTTCCATGGCCGGGGCCGCATCTACAAACATGGCCTTCACCCAGGCATGTCCGATATTGCCCGGATTGGATGCGCACCGCACCACCGGCACCACGCCCATCTCCTTGCGGGCCCGCAGACGCGTTTTCAGGAAATCATAGATTTCCCGCTGAAAACTGGTCAGCTCGTCAAAATACAGCCACTGAATCTCGCACCCGGCATATTCATACATATCCGCCAGACAGGCGCAATGCCGGAAGCACACCAATGATCCATTCACCAGTCGCATTTCATGTCGGCTCACATTATACTTCGCCAGACTTTCCGGATAGGATGCCCGCGCCTCCGCAATCACGCTGTCCTCCAATTCCCGATACGTCCGGCGGAAGATATACGCTTTTGTACCCGGATGTTTCAGACAACGGGCCAGCGCATCCATCACAATGGCTTTGCTTTTACCTCCGCCAGCTGCCCCGCCATACAGCGCTTCATTGGCCGTGCAGGCATGAAATGCCGCCTGTTTGGGCGTAGGCTGATAGTTCAATCGAATCCCTTCCACATTCCCTTTCCTTTCACATCTCCGTTTTCTCCGGTTCTCCTGGCGGCGGCATGGTAAAGCTGACCTTCAATCCCCCCCTGGGTTCCGTCCCCAGTTGCTCGCCCAGTTTGAGCAGTGCAGCAGCCGCAGAAGCCTTAAGTTTCTCATCTGTCCCGCTAAGCTGCCCTTCCAGCGATGCCACGCTGCTGCCCTGCAGATAGCGCACATACTCGTTGAACCGCAGTTTCCAGTTCTCCTGAAAACTCTCCTCCCGCATCCACTTGCGAATCTCATCCGGTTCCACCTCCATTTCCGCAGCCACCTCATCCACTCTGCGGCCCCAGGCCAGTGCCGCCGCTGCCTTCTCTGCCAGCATCATCTTTTTCCTCTGTCTCATATCTCACCTCCTCTCCGTTTGCCCGGCGTCCCTCCATGATTCAGGAAGTTCATCCCGTCGACATTGCATACTATACCACGCCGTCTGTCTGCAGGTAAGGACATGTTTTTTTATCCAAAATAAAAAAAGCAGGCTCCGAATTTTCCTTTTCTCATAAGGATATTCAGAGTCTGCCTTTGTAGCAATTCCCGATTTATTGCCAAAACTTCCTAAGAAATCCGGCAGGAATCGTCAACACTTTATGAAGTTTTATACTTTATTCTTCTTTTCTGCTCAGTCGTTCCGCATTTTCTGCCATGATGCGCGCATAGGCTTGCGCGTCTCCATCCGCCTGATGGGACGATAGCGTATCGATCAGGCACACATGATACCCGGCCGCTTCCAGATTGCGCACCAGCGCCACCGGCGCTTCCCTTTCCATCAGCACCGTGTCCACCTGCGCCTTCTCCAGTTTCTCCAGCAGCGAAACCAGCATATTGTCCGTCACATCTTCTCCCGGCTCCCGCGCATAGGTGCATACCCATTCCACACCCATGAATTCCGCGAAATAAAACAACCCTTCATGGAGTATGGCCACATTGCCCAGATCCACATTTTCCATCTGCGCCCGCATCCGCTCTCCCAGCTGGGACAACTCTTCCTGCGCCGCTGCCAGATTGGCCGCATACATATCGCCGTAGTCCGGATCGATGATCTGCATGCTCACCGCGATATTCTGCAACATCTGCGCCGCCCCTTCCGGCGACATGAACAACCAGGGATCCTCCATTTCGAAATGGCCCGTGTTTTCATTTTCCGCCGTCACGCCCTGGTTTCGCAGAGTCAGACCCTCCATGGCGCACAGCAGAATGGGACCATCCTCCC